AAGAAGTGAGGACATAAAACAAAAAGTAATTGAACTTTCAAATGAGGGTAAGATATTATTTATGCAATCAGGAAGCTTGTATAGCGTGGACGTTAAAGAATTTATTAAGCAACCAGCAGATGGAATACTTTACGACCTTAACAGGTCAGAGGTTACAACATTAGCATTTATAGACGACCCTAAATGGATAAATGATTATGCGGTACGCAAGGTTATAAGGAGCTTAAAAGAAACAATACAAGAACTAGAAAACAAGATAACAAAAACGAAATGATAACAGCAATTTTAATAATTCAATCTGTTTTAATACTATATTTATCTATAATTAGCCACCACCATACAGTTAAATTAAAAGAATTTATAGGGCATGTAAACAATATCTACAGAGATATTAAAAGCATAGAGGATGAACAGCAGTAATTTTAAACACAGGTACAGCTATAAAGCTAAAGTAGTTTCTGTTTACGACGGAGACACCTTTAAATTAAATATAGACCTTGGTTACGGGATAACAATTAAAGGACCTAACGGTAAAGGTGAGCCAGTAAGGTTGGCTAGGATAAACACCCCTGAGACTAGAGGGCCTGAAAAGAATAAAGGAATAGAGGTTAGAGACTATGTTAGAAAACTAATAGACGGCCAGGATGTTTTTATAGAAACTAAAAAGGATTACAGGGGTAAATACGGCAGATATATAGCAGAGGTTTATTTTTTATTTTCATCGGGAGACGGTGGAGATATGTACGTTAATTTAACGGATCACCTTTTAGATATTGGATTAGGAAAAGAATTTTAAAAAAATAAAATGGAAAAAAAATCAAAATACGAGGTTAAGCCTGGAGATTGGAGTAATATTGAAAAGGTTAAACTATCTATTAAAGCTCAATCTATAAATTGTTTATTCAATGTTATAGAGAATACTTTAGCGTCTTGCGTAACCCCTGAGGAAATAGAGGATATAGCTATATGCAAAAGCAAATTATTAACGTACCTAGACGGTAGGATATTGGAGGCAGATGGACGGGAGAAAAAATAACGGAGGGAAAAGAGAGGGCGCAGGCAGGAAGCCTAACGAGGTATCGCAGAAGTTAAAAAGTATATTGGCTTTATTTGACGAACAAGCCCAAAGAGAATTTGGAAAAGCTATAAACGCTGGAGAACCTTGGGCCATAAAACTATATTTTCAGTATAGCTTTGGAATGCCAATACAAATGGTAGTTAACAAAGAGAAAAAACAACGTATACAAGTTGAAATAATAGACGAGTCTACAGAGGATGATAAAATTAATTAGATGGCAAAATAAATGGTTTTTATCCCAAAAGTCTAAATTTGTATTAGTAGTTGCTGGTAGACGTACAGGAAAAACCAAAGGAGCTGCCATATGCGCTGTTATAGATTGCGCAGACGGAAAGGCTGTACTATGGGTAGATACTATTTACTCAAATATAGACAGGTATTACGAGCGTTATTTTTTGCCATTTATAGAGGAGCAGGAGCTGGAGCACGAATGGAATAGCCAAAAGAAAATATTAAAAATAGGGGAGGGCTTTATAGACTTTAGGAGTGCAGATAAACCCGAAAACATAGAGGGGTTTGGTTATCAAAAGATATATTTAAACGAGGCTGGTATAATTCTAAAAAAGGATTATCTGTATACTAATGCTATACTGCCAATGATGATGGACTATAAAGATAGTCAGCTAATAGCCTTTGGCACACCTAAAGGTAAGAGGACTAAAACTGGAGAGGATCACAGATTTTATTTAATGTGGAAAGAAGTTTTAAACGGCAACCCTGAGTATTCAGGAACCCAAAAAAACAGCTACTGCAACCCGTTCCTAGACAATGACACGATTAAAAAACTAGAGCGAGAGATAGGTAAAATATCTGAGCAAGCAGCTAGGCAGGAGATTTACGCAGAATTTATAGAGGACCAGGAGGGAGCAGTATTTAGTTTTAACGACCTAAACAGATTTAAATTAAGTGATATTAACGACGACTCAGTAGAGCATATTTACTGTGCTATAGATGTTGCCACAGGAGGTAAGGATTCAACATGCGCATTAATAATAAAAATGATAGGTAGAGACGTTTATATTACAGATGTTTTAATGAGCAAGGCTACAGATAATAATTACACCCTGGACCAATGCGCGGATATTATCAACAGGAATAACACCAGGGAGGCCTGGATAGAAACTAACGGAGCTGGTAAATTATTTATGAATATGCTGCAAAATAAAATAAATTGCTCGATGTTTGGTAAATGGTCCAAAACAAATAAGGAGACTAGGATAATGAACGCATCATATAACATAAAACAGTACTTTTATTTTAGAGAGGACTACGAGGTAGGAAGCGACTACGATAAATTTATGAAAGAGTTTTTAAGCTTCAACATAGATAAAAAGAAAAACGAAAATGACGACGCACCCGATACGGTAGCTTTGGCATGTGATATGATCGTGGGTAATTATCACCAACATTTGTATTTATAAAAAGGTTAAATTTGTAGTATGGGATTATTAGACATATTTAAAAGAGTAGACAAAGGTAGAGATATATTGCAATCTATAAATAATGACTTTGGTATTCAGTCTATAGGAGACGTAACCCCGTTTTTAATAGATTGCACTTACGGAAATGCCTACCACTTATACGAAACAAACCCTATACTAAGAATGGTCCTAGATAAAAGGGCAGAAATGTTTTGTAATTTAAAATGGGTACATTACAAAGGAGACCAGGTAGTAGATAAAAGCGACATTATAAAGAAGCTAAACAATCCTCATGGGTACTTATCAGGATATGAGTTTAATAAAATGCTAATTCAAAACTGGGATTTATACGGGGGCTTTTTAATTTACGCTCCAAAAAGTGATTTTGTAAACGCTCCTAAATCAATGAGTTTTTTATCATTAGCTCACACCGAAATAGTACCTACAGGTAAATGCAACGACCAGTCGGAGTTATCGGGTATAATTAAGAATTTCCAGGTAAAATCATCTAACGGAGGCAAGGACACATATAAAGTGCAGCAGGTTATTTTTGGAAAGGACAGCGTACAACAAAACTCAATTAAACCACAGTCAAAACTACCGTCTTTAAAATACCATCTTAGCAATATTATGTGCTCGCTAGAGAGCATAAACGTACTTATACAACAAAGGGGGGCTAGAGGTATACTTTCTCCTGAGTCTCAAAGCGGAGGTATTGTTAGCCTTTCTGAGCCTGAAAAAAAGGAGCTTTACAAAAAACATGCTGAGACACATGGGTTAAAACATGGTAAGCAGTCCATAATACTTACTAATAAGGCGATGAAGTGGACAAAGATAACAGAGGACGTTAAAAGTCTACAGCTATTGGAGCAAATGAGCATGTCAGAAAAAAAGGTTATTGACGCTTATGGTTTATCCTCTGATCTATTTAGCCAGGAAAAAGCCAGCACGTTTAACAATAAAAAGAACGCTATAAAGCAAGCTTACGAGGATTCAATAATACCAACTGCAGACAGAATAGCAAACATACTTAGTAATCATTTTTTCGATGGAAACGACGAGAAAATAGTAGCTGAATTTGATTTAAAAATATTTAAGGACGAAAAAATAAAAGACGTTAAGACGTTAAAAATGGTTGCTGACGCTCTAAATGCAGCAGGCGATTTATTAACACAAGAGGAGAAGAAAAACGTATTAAATAAATACTTAACTTTGTAATGTTATGAAAAAAACTAAACCAACTTTAGAGGAGGCTAAAAAAAAGTTTTCTGCAAAGATTAAAAAAGCTAATGAAGCTAAAATAGTAAAGAAATGATTATACCAAGTTTTGAAAATAAAGCGGAGTTATTCCAGTATTTAAAGGCTGAGAAAACAAAAATAATGGATTTTAAAAAATCTGCTATTAAATTTACTGACGGTATAATATCAAACATCGAGAGTGGAGGAGTAAATAAGTCTGTAAATAAAAACGATCTAACACCTGGGTTAACTACTATAGTCGCTAACACTTATAACTGGATGGATTCGCACGACGATGTACATTTGGACAAGGTTTTTAGTAAGTCTATAAAGGACCGAAAGGATAGGGTTTTCCATTTACACGACCACGATTTTAAATTAGTTGCTCAGGTTGGAGACATACAGGATATTGAGGAGCGAGCTATTCCCTGGAGAACATTGGGGGTAGATAAAGACGGAGATACAGTTAGCCTTATTATAGAGAGCGATATAAAGGAAAGTTACAACCCTTTTATATTTAACCAGTACAACAAAGGAGCTATTAACCAGCATAGCGTAGGAATGTACTATGTTAGCTTAAAGATGGCTATAAACTCAGATGGTAAGGAATACGCGCAGGAAAAAGCAGAATGGGATAAACATATAGACTCTATAGGAAACAAAGACAGAGCTATAGAGAGAGGTTATTTTTTCGCGATATATGAAGCAAAGTTAATAGAGGTTAGCGCGGTCCTACAGGGCAGTAACGAGCTAACACCTACTCTACAAGATATTGAGCCGTCAGCAGACACTCAAAAAACCGAGCCGCCAGCAGGCACTCAAATTGATTTAAACAAAGTAATAGAAATTATTAAAAACAAAACAAATGACACAAGAAGAACAAATAGCTAAAAGCATTAGCGACGCAGTAGCGTTAGCTACAACTGCTTTAACAGCTAAGTTAGACGCTCAGGTTTTAGAGAATGCTGCGCTAACAAGTAAAATGGATTCTTTTAACACTTCTTATGCTGCTTTAGAAACTAAAGTTACAGCGTTAGAAGCTAAAGAGGAAAACACTACAAAGACTCTAACATTAGAGGAGTTAGTAGTATCTAAGTCTGACAACAGAACTTTCTCGGACAAGGGATATGTTGCAGACGGAACTACTATTACACCTATTGAGGCATGGAAAAGTAACAGTACTTCTAAGTACGATGCCGAGTTAGTAATAGATAAGTCTGCAGTATTAAGCTCGGACAATTCTTACGACGACGGAGGTACAGGTATTGGTTACGGCCAAACTTTATTTGTTCCAGGTTTAGTGGACCAGGTTAGAGTTAACACTCGAATTTTAGACAAATTAAACCGCATAACAGTTTCTGCAAAGCATGTTTACTGGATGGAGTATGTAGCTGACTCAGGGGAGTTTGATTGCGTTGGAGAGTGTGAGTTAAAGCCATGCGTTGATTTTTCAGTAAAAAGACAAAGTGCAGAGGCTAAGAAGTTAGCAGCTCATCTAGTTATATGTGAGGAGTTTTTCGAGGATGTACCAGGTGTATTATCTTGGATTAACGAGCTTTTCAGACGTTTGCATGACGATAAGTTAAACGCTTATGTTACTGAGGAAATTAAAGATGTTGCAGGTACTTACTTAAACCCAGCTTATAGCGGTTGCATTGTAGACCCTAATTGCGCGGATGCTTTAGAAGCTGCTATAGTTTCAGCTAATTGCAAAGGTTGTATGCCTGATAACGTAATGGTATCATGTGCTAAGTACTACAAACTTTTGTCTACTAAAAACGCGGATGGAACATACCAAACTCATCCAGGTATTACCTTTACAGGTGGAACTTTAAGGATTAACGGTATCGAGGTAGTTATTAATTACGGTTTAGCTGACAACGAATATATTTTAGGAGACTTTAAAAAAGCTACCCTAGCTCAATACAAGCAGTTTTCTATACGTAGAGGATTAATTAACGATCAGTTTATTCATAACGTGGAAACGTTTGTAGCCGAGAGTAGATTTTTATTCTATATTGCGTGTAATCACCAGGCTTGTTTTGAGTTTGACACGTTCGATAACGTACTAACGGATATTGAAAAATAATTAAAAACTAACAAAATAAGGGGGTTAATTCCCCCTTTATAAAAAACCATAAATAATGGCAGAAGATAAAAAATACGATCACTCTAAGTACAGAGTAGACGCTAAGCCTAACGGTGTTACTTACATCGCAGGAGAAAAATTAAACACTAGAGATAGGGTTTGGTTCGAACCAACAGCAGACTTTAAATTTTTCAAAAAAGGAAAAACCTACGGAGTCCATAGATGGATATTAGAGGGAGTAGCTGGAGATTCAGCAGAGAACAAGGAAACTCAAAAAAAATCCTTAAAAGGTAGAGGTTTAAAGTACAAAGTAGTTGACGCTCCAGTAAAGCGAACTATTGAGGAAATAAACACAGAGGATGTAGCTAAATCTGTTAAATAATAGAGGATGGCTAGGATAACTGATTGCTCGTGCTTTAAGATATTTTATTGCTTACCTACAAACTGTTACAACGGTGAGGAGCTAATAGAATATATAGACGAATACGAGCCGCAGTATTTAAATGACTTATTGGGCTGTGAACTAGCAGCCCAATTATGTCAATATATTAAAAATAGAAAGTCTGACCCTGAAAACACAGAGGTAGTAGAGCTATTTGAAAATATAATAAATCCATTTTGCAAAAGTGGTAATAAATCATGCTGCACAGATTGCTGTAAAAAGTGCGAAATAAAAAGCGAGGGTTTAAAGAAAATGTTAACTGGGTTTATCTACTACGAGTATATGATCCAAAAGATATACACAGCAGAGCCTTTAGGTTTTACTAAACAAAAAAGCCAAAAAGGAAAACAAGCAGACGTATGCGCTGCAGAGAGAGAGGCGGAGAGGAGATATAACAAAGCAATAGAGACTTATAAGGCTATACAATGGTGCATAGAAAATGACGGGGATAACTTATGCCCTTGCTCAGGAAGCAACCAAAGCCCTTTAAGCATTTACAAAGGATGTGAAAAGTGCATGAAATTTTCAGCACTATCAATATAAATAAACAATAGAAATGGCATTAGAGTTAGAAAAGAAAAACAATTACTTAGTAATTACAGATACAGATAAAGACACGTGCAATACGCATCCTTTATGTGAAGTTAAAATAGACAAAGGAGCCTCTGAGGGTTTTTATGATATTTACGTAGACGGGAATAAATGTTATAACGATTTTCCATTTACAGACATAACAAGCTCAACTTTATTTACAAGCGAAGAGGAGTTTTGTGAATGGTACACAGAATGCACAGGCTGTATTTCGGGAGGATCAGACTTAACTTTATTGGAGCAAAAAATATGCGACATTGTA